ATCAAAAGCAAATATTACCTTGGCCATTTGGCCATCAGATGATCGCGGCAGATCACTTGGTAATACCATATCTATTGCGCGCTGATCGCGCATCCTGCCAACAGCAATAGCAGCTTTGTCTATTTGATCGCGCACAATATCCACCATTATTTTTTAGCCTTTGCTGGTTTACGTTTGCGCTTTGGCTCACCTAATTGCTCAAATTCTAATTTAACATCCTCAAGCCTCTGGTATTCAGATTGTGGCTGTTTGATTGATGTAGTAGGCTCACACTTAATACCTAGCACTTGGCAAGCCTCATAATCTGCCTGCCGGTGTATAGCTGCCACATGGCAGATCTTTGTGTAATCATCACTGCTTAGGCCAATTAGATAATCTAGGGCCGTTTGATAATTAGCCGGTTGATCCTCTGTTTGCTCAACAGCAACTGGCTTTTTTTTGTTAGTAAATAGCATTGTGTAAATCCCTCCAACTCTTAACACTTAATGTACCCCTATATTACGCTAACGGTATACCGTTTGTCAATCATTATTTTCTGGATAATTTGGATCATCCTCTGGATCTAGATGCGGATATTGCAGCATGCAATCATCACAGGTGTAATCAAAATAACTACCGGGTATAGACTCACCTAAAGCATGCGCGCCACAAGGTTGCTGATCCTCATGCATTACCCTCTAGCCACCAGCCATAAACTGTTAAAAAATATAATAAAAAGCACAGCAAAATTAATATCCACCATAGAAATTTGCGCATGATTAATTGCCCCGGATAACTTGGTTGTAGTATTGGCGCGGCGGTTTGCAGTTTTTGAGTGCTGCAGCCATGTATTTTTGATCAATGCCCTTGCGATCTGCATATTCTAATAGCTCTACAAAGCCAGCTTGGCCATTAATATTGATAAACTCTTGTGCTTTTCGCACCCAGTATTTTTGATACTTACCAAAATTATACTTAATTAATTTGTCATGCAGGTATAGCTTAAATTCTGCCTTAACTTCTTTGACCTTTTCAATAAATTTATATGTGCCATCCTTAACCATTTTACAGAGCTTAGCAAAATAGTGGCTTGGATTTTCTTTGCTCTTGGCTGTTTCAATCATGTTTGCCCACTCAGCAGGCTGGCCCATTTTCTCTAGCTTGATCTGTATACTCCGGTAAAATGGTAAAAACCGCTGATCATCTATTAGATCTGCAGCCTCACCTATCCGGCTGATCATAGTTTGTTTTCTGGTGTCATTTAGACTGTAAGACATAAGTACCCTCCAATTCATTAACTTGATTTAAATCATAGCATGTTTATTATTGGCCTGCCAAATTGCCTGTGCAAAAGTCTGTGGATTTGGTGGATAACCCGGCATTTTGTATCTGTATCTATATAGTATGTAAAAATGTTTTAAATAAACATTTCTATATAGTATGTAAAAACCAAAGATTAACAGAGGTGATTAACCTCTAGTGTGGGTAAGCTGGTAAGCAAATGCCCTGCTGTTATTGATGATCCACTTAATGCGGTAAATATGAAACTCTTTTTTGTTTAGTAATTCACCGCCGGACCGTACAGGAAAAAACTCACCGGGCTGGTATCTGTAGTATTTATTTTTGATTGTGTTTATTATTCTATTCATAACAATACTATATTAGCACAGATGTTCTATTTTGTCAATAGTTAGGCATTGACATGTAATAGCATGAGCATGATAGACTAGGCTGGTAACTTTTAATGGAGTAACAAAAACAGCCGCGCTATTATCCACACCTGAGGCTTAGGATTATGAAACTTAGACTTATACCCCTGCTAGCTCTAGTAATAACAATACTAATGCCGGCACAAGTGTATGCGCTTGATCAAAATGATTACGGCGTAAAACCCATTTTTAAACTTGGCCTTTTTGAAATAAAAACAAATGCAGATCTATCACCTATATTGGTAGAGCCTAAAACACCTGAGCAAATAACGCCTGCCCCGGTTGCTGAGGTTAAAAAACCTGAGCCAGTAATCTATACAGTTATTGCTGGTGATAACTTAAGCAAAATTGGTACTGCCTATAATGTTGAGTGGCAGAGGCTATGGGCCAAGAATACTGAAATTGCACACCCGGATCTTATTTATGTTGGCACTAAACTAACCATTCCTGAGCCGTCTGAGCAGCTTGAGCGCGCATTACCGGCAGTTGTAGCATTACCAGCCAAAACGCCCGGTGTGGTGGCTGCAGCGCCTGTATATGATGGCTCTAATACTTATGATTACGGTTATTGTACTTGGTATGTTAAAAACCGCCGGGGCGCTAGCATTCCTAATATGCTTGGCAATGCCAATACTTGGTACTCACGCGCTGCAGCGGCTGGCATGGCTGTAGGATCAACACCAAGAGCTGGTGCAGTAGGCACAACCACTCGCGGCGCTTTAGGCCATGTAGTTTATGTTGAGTCAGTTAATACTGATGGATCAATACAAATATCTGAAATGAATGCGCCAACATGGGGCAAAACTACTTACCGGACCGCCAGCGCATCAGAGTTTGTTTATATTTATTGATCAGTATCAAAATCTAAATCATCTAGACTATGCAAAGCTGCCCAGCCAATCCATTGTGAGTGTTCTTGCTCACCCATAAATGTGCGCGGCAAAACATCCAAATCACAACTATCTATTAAAAATGCTGCAGCTGCCTCATCCATAAACACGTTGCACATTCTAGGTGGCTCATTATCCACATCCCAATATTTAAGCATCCATGCGCCATTAGGAAATTGATGCACAAAATCACAGCTTGGACTAATTTTAAGCTCACCGCCCTGTATGGGTATCTCATATATTTTATCTGGCCTAACAAAATTATTCATAACTAATTAATCCCTGTCTGATAAATGGCAGCTGTAAAGTAACAGCCTCTATTGCTAGCATTGCTGTTTGCTGCTCAAGATCATGGCTGCGCGGATGTCTTAAGGCCTGCTCAACAGCAAACCTAAAATTATCAATGCCCTGTAATGGATTAGTATCAGGCTCATACAGCTTAAGCACCCTCTGCGCCATGAATACATCAAGTGGTGGTGGTGCAGGGCAGGCGCGGTGTAATTCCCGGTGAGTATCAACATCCAACAATGCAATCATTCCTACTGATTGCATCAATTTATTATTGTCTTTGCAAGCGCGCCAATACTCTTTGTAATGTAGTATGTGATGCCTGTTTGTTTCCACTATGCATCAAACTCATGCAATGCTGCAGCGCCAAGCTCTTGCAGTGGCAGCTGATCATTATTGCGATCAAATAGTTTTTGCTCTATAAGTGCTATCTCATCAGTAACACGCTGATGCGTATCTAATAAGTGGCCGCGTATACCAACTAACTCATCATCTGTGAGCCTATCAAAGTTGTATTTAATTCCCTCTACCCGGTGACTATCCATAAGCATATTGTAACAGAGAATTTACAAGCAAAAACCCCATTTTTTAGATGGGGTTTTATTTGCCGAATTGGAGTTCTAGCTTATGGACTGTCTTACTAATCCAAAAGCCTACCGGGATTATACCATTACTGATTGACCGCTACCACTGGCCGTTTTCTCTTTTTTAAACCTGATAGCGCCATAATAAGCAAAAGCAACACTCTCTGTAGGATCAGATTGTATATCACTGTTCATGCTGGCATAGCCAAACATGCCATCCTTACCAATGCCGCGCTTTTTAACAGTCTTGATGCTCATGTTTAATGCCGGTTGATCATAATGTGTTAGCTTGCGGTTTTCCACAGCCTCATGAAATGCACCATAAGCAGCGCCGGCCTCTTTTACATTAGGTGTTAATATCTTTTTACTTAAGCGCCGATCAATCCGCACTAATTCCTCTACTAGCAGTGTTGTACCTGCAGCGCCATCAATAATAATCTTACTGGCTTTGCGCCAGCGTTTATTGTTATCAGTAAGCCATTGGACCAGCCAAGCTGTGCCGGCGCTCATAGGCTTGCGCTCAATAAGCTCTACATGCACTGTGCCGCCGGGCATGTTTACACCAATAGATAATGATACTGCGCTGCCATCCGGGGCAAATTTAATAGCATATACAAAGCTGGCATCCTCTGGCACTTGGACCTTTTCAACCTTAAGAGGTGACCACCATGCATCAGATATTGCGCGCTTAGTTTCAATACCTGCGATCCAGCCAAGGCGCATTTTATTAAAGCTATCTATTGCCATATCCTTTGCCTCATTCCGGACCGCTGCAAGTATCAGGTGATAGCCAAGGCTTGGATTAGTTTCATACCATGCATCCTCATCACTAGGATCTGTAAGCAGCTCAACTGACCACTCTTGCCAGCAAGTATCATGATCCTTACCATCAACCACATTTTGCCGGATGCGGATAAATACAGTGCCATTGCCGCCGCCGCTTGGTGGTGTGCCGGCCCGGATGATCTGCTGGTTTTGTGATTTACCGGCTGAAATTGTAGGCAGCAATGCCTCTTGCTGCGCATCAGTTTCCTCTTGAGCCTCATCTAATATTAGGGTGTCATTAGTAGTACCTAGGCCTCCGGTGCGTGTTCTAGTTCTAAAAACACAGCGGCCCTTTGTGCGCAACTCAATGTAATCTAGGCTCTTTGGCTCTTTGTCAAACTCAGCCATTAATAGATCGCGGATTTCCTCTTTGGCCTGATAAAAGAAGTTTTGCACCCGGCGCTTAACCTCATCAACAGTTTTGTCAGAGTGAGCTGTATAAATTAGTGCCTCATTCATAAAAATCATACCGCCAATGATCCTAGCAATAATGATCTCTGTTTTACCATTCTGGCGCGGCACTAGCAGGCCGGCTTTTGGATTGGACCATAACCAGCGCTCTTGCTCATCATCCCAATAAACAGCAAGCCAGCGGTATACAATGGCCTTTTGCCATGCTAGCAGCTTAATGCCATATGCCTCTAGCAGCTGCAGCGTTTTATCTGCAAGCCAAACATCACCATCATTAAATTGATCCAAGCGCGGCTTTTGATTGCCATAGCGTTTTGCCATATTAATTACCCTCTATATCTTTTATGGTGACTCTGGATCTAAAGCTGCCCTGCCGCGCGCCGCCGCCATTCTTGGCCGGGCGCTTACTCTTGATGTTGCCAGTAGGCATATCAGATAGCAGATCACCTAGCACAGTCTTTTTATCTGGTGCTAGCCGGCGCTCATAATCTGCTATCTGTGTCATAACTTCCATCATTTGTTTTGATAGATCTGATGTATCGCGGTTGCCTGCGCCATTCTGCAGCTTGCGCGCCAATGTACCCCGGATTGCCTTTAGCACCCCATAGCGATCATTGGCCTCAGCCAACTCAGATATTGATTTTTCTTTGCCGGTTGATCCGCCAGTAAGGCCGGCTTTGTGGATCTTATCAATGCGGCCCGGATTACTAATAATGTCATGCCAGCGGCTCAGTGCTGCATAACCCTCAGTAGGCAGTATATCCATACCAGTTTGCGCCAGCATCTTGATCTGATTAGGTGACATTGCTTTGAAATAATTTAGCCAGTGATCATAATCTTTTTGCGCATCAAGCTCAATTTTTAGGTTTACATCATTCCAATCTCTTGTGAGCTGTATAAATTCTTTATACGTTAATTTAAAAAACCAATCCTCATGGATCTTATCAGTAGGCTGTTTGCTGCGCTCTTTTGGTTTGATCTGCATCCGGATCTGCAGAACATTGCCAACAGC